GTGTTTTCCTTGTTACGATAGGCAATGTTTGCAGTATCAAATTCAACGATCAAAGTATCTTTAATTCTTTGCATTGCAGAATCAGATATGGTATTTCCATAAATGTAAAAAGTATTATTTACAGAATCAGGGAAAAGGGTGATCCACTCACCATAATTTAGAATATATTGATGTGCCGTGTCAAAATGCATTCTATCATCAATAGGTAAAATTGTTATCTCAGATCCAACACCTGTATTGATTATATTTATTTCTTTACATAATTTATTTACGGAATCAATAAAAATAGTATCTCTTGTTCCCTGATTTGACCAGATAGAAGGATCATTCCCGCAACCAATCGTATCGTTACCGCCTAAATCATTAGCATATTGACCGTTCAAGTAAAACATTTTATTAGTCCAATTAAAATATACCGGTTTATATAATTGTCCGGCTGTAAAATATGACATTGGCATTTGAGGGTAACGGATTAATTTATTTGCGGGATTTGGCTGAATTGCATTGCCAAGATATTCCATCCATAAATTTTCAACCGGCGCATCATTCGTGTAATACTTTAGTCCGTTGATTGTTATACTATCGGCATTTCCGTAGGTTATCAACTGATATATTTTTCCCCCTCTGCGGAATTTTACAGTATCGAAAGTAGGATTAAACTGAGCCATCGAATTAAATCCGATTGCTAAAAACAATAATATGATTATCTTTTTCATTTTGATCCTTTTATTGCAGTCCAAAGAACCTCGCATGGGACAAGCGAACTGATTATGAACCCGTGAATTGTTCTATTTGTGATAACCGGAAGTTGTGCATCTACCATTTCCCCGGTAGAAATGACATAAGCAGCTGGCGTGTAATATTGATCTGGCATATCTTCATCAAACATGACAGAAAGCGAGTATTCACCACCCAGCTGAACGGTCAATACCCCGACGCCCTGTTTTACAATGACATTAGACAACGTTTCATATCCCATTTCTTTGAAGTTTAATTTTTTGATTAAAAGATCGCTTATAAATTGTAATTCTATTTTTGCAAACAGTCCATAACCACCTTCGCTCCATTCTGGATCGTTAACCCGGATTTCATCATATGAGTATTCGGTACCTCCGACCGTGAGAGTAACCACATCCATCATCGGTACAATCATCAAAGCATCGGTAAGGTATTCGGGACATTGGTTAAATCTGATGACATCACCTTTTAATATGACTTGTTTTTCTTTGACTAAAATTCCGTTTCGCTTGTCCCCGGTGTCCTCACGGATATAAAGTGGGGCCCTGAGTGTTTGATCAACATAAACATACTGCTCGAAGTTTGCAGGGATCGAGGCCAGTTCAGTAACATTGTGAAATTTCAGTTTCAAGTAGGTTGCTATATCCGCCGTTGACCTTATTCCTATTGTTTCTCCGTACCAGTATTTTGAGGCGGCAGCATCGTAAACAACCAGGTAATAAGCATTAACCGGAAGCGGGGCAGGTAAATCGTCTCCATCATAGATGATATGATCGTAACTCGTTCCTGATGTGATTGTCAATCCCGCATCCTCCCCGTGAATTTCCAATGGATCACCACCGGTAAGTGGATAAAAATAAAGCGTGATTTGTTCAATCACCCCAGCCGAATGTGTGCGCCGGATGACCCAGGGTATCATGTTTTCAGCAGGACAAACAATGTAAGGAACTGCCGACTCTGAAACGAAGTTTTTTATAGTAAATGACTCTTTGCCATACCTGAACTGCTCCGACAAGGAATCATAAAAAGGATATATAGTGCAAAGGTTTTTCACGTTTCGTTTGGATAAAGCAGAGTTACTTCAATGAAATCTACATCACTATCGATACCAAAAGCATCTATTTCACCGGTTCCAAGATTGGTTATTATAGTATTATTCGGCAAAAATTCTCCAGCGACCAGCCTGGGAATCCTTACCTTTCGTTGTTTTTTTGTTTTCCGTAGGGTTGTAAATGTTTCAGAAGTATATTTCCCGTTGATATGACCGGTTTTAAATGCTACCTGGTATTTCCAAAAGTCATTTAACAGGTTATCCCATTGGAGATCACCGTTCGGGAAGGTCGTTTTAGTCTTTGTACACGGAGCCTCAATACTTCCGTTACCGGTTGTCCATCTTAACCTGGTTGATCTCCTTAAAACTTTTCCTGTTGCATCACAAGCGATTAAAGAATAAATGTCGTCTGCTGTCTCTGAAGGGAAGTAAAACAGGAAAGCAAAATCAGTTATATAGCTTATAATATCGTGTTTATTTTCTTCCCCCTTCTTTGCAAATGCGGAATCGTACCGGATTTCACCGTCATAATCGTAACCGTCAACGAAGTGGAACCGTTCAAATTCTACTGCATCTTCGAGTAAGGAATATTCCTTATCAGAAGTTGTACCATCAACATCAAATATGGTCTGCCATTTGAGCGGGAAAGTTGTTTTATTTGTCAGGTCAGCGTAAACCGTTGTAGTGCCTGAATATGAAAGTCCTTTTTTAAAGTATTCGACGTGTTCTATTATCAGGTTAGTTCCTGATATCATCCACATCAAATTACAAGTTTTACAAAGATCATTTAAGATTTGTTCCAGGGTGATCTCCCCGGCGGTTGCATAATCTTCAGTGCCTTTTATGTACTTGTTTTGAACCAATCTGAGATTGATAAAATTATTTGCTGTTCCAAGTAGCGGGTGAGTTGTATCGGAAAGAAAATGAGAATGTGCCGTAAGGCCGGATCCGGTTAACAGGTGATTTAAAACACATAGTCCTCCGGCGTGATCATAAAGTTTCAGGTTCCCTTCCGTTACCAGGGCCATTGTTCCCGTCTTCGGTGTTTCACCGTCCGGATAATAGTAGATACTTTCGTCGCAGTTTGAGGCGTCTGCAATGATCGCTATGACTGCAGGGAATCCTGTATCATAAATACTATTCCCATGAATATAGTCATGTCCTCCGGTTGTAAATGGAAGGTCGCAAGTTTGACGGTAAACGTGATAAACTATATTTATCTCCCCGCCTATTCCATTGTCAATTATTTCCCAATAATCAGCCCAATCCGGGTGAACACCAGGCTCTATATTTATGTTATCATCGGTACAACTGTATAATTTTCCACCATTCCGCGCCCAGGAAAGCTGAACATATCCAGCTATATAATTCGTTAATGCACTCCACGCTCCAACTGTCGCAGAAGTTCCGGTAAACCCAGAAGGAATGACATAATTCCCTCCAAACGGGATCCAATATTCCTCTAATTCGGTTGTAATATCATAGGTGATCGTTGATAAATTTGCGATCTCGTTTAGAACATCATGCTTTTTATCCTTGTTTTGATCGTACCAGCCATAAACGGAGTCCTCTGTCGGAGTGAACTCAATAACTCCATTGTCCTCATTTACCTGAAGGCCGGAAAAGTTGACATATCCCTCGTATTCCGTGTTAGTTTTGACTAACCAATTATCCCAAAATTCAAGTTTTACCTTAATAGATAGCGTTGCAGTTGACGGAGCGTGAATAAGAACTAATAAAGCATCATAAATAGGTACGTTTTCATACCTTACAAACTTCCATTGAGATGATTTGCGCTTGAAATCATAGCAGTTTTTTTCCCTCGACCCTGAAATCACAACGGGTTTAACGAGAACAAGATCAGTCCAAGTTGTTCCGCCGTCAAGCGATATAGAGGGTTTATATTTATCTTTTGCCCTTATATTCATACCCTTGTCAATAATCTGTAATTCCCGGTTTCATGAACCGTGTAACCGTTTTCCGTGTATATCCTTGTTTGAGGTTTTTCCTTTTTCATTTCGGACAACATTTCCTTGCCGTACTTGTCATTTACGTTGACGATGATACCTGACTTTTCGCTTCTTATCGGTTGTGTAGATAACCTCCCTGCGGTCTTTAACACTTCTGAGGCTGGGATAACATCAGCCCCTTCTGGAAGTAATGCCAGAGATTCAGCGACATCAGGGGTCAGGAAAGACTTATTATCCGCTATGATCATTTCCCCCCGGTGAACTTTTGCCAACTCCTGGGGGCCTCCTTTACGGCCTTTTTCGTAAGAAGGGATATTTTGAGCCAGGACGGCTGCTAATTGGATTGCTCCAAAGGCAATCACAAGCACGGCCGCAACGGTTCCGGCAATAGGACCTAATTGAGCGTATGCCTGCATTGCCGCAACTGCTGTGTTTATTCCTATATTAACTGCTGCAACTGCCTTTTGATAAACTGCCTGATCATGTTGTAATTTCTTCTTTTCCTTTTCTCTCTGGGCTTCTTTTTGATCATATTTGGCATTGATCTGATCCTGGGCTTTCTTGTTATCTCCGGCTAATTTCAATTCTCTGGCCCGGTTTTCTTCATCCTTTGCAGCTGCTTCATCGATCTTTTGAAATTCGTTTTCGTAGATAGAATTAACAAGTTCATTGATCGCATCTACAAACTGCCGGGTATATTCAAGACGCTGTTCCAATACTGCTAACTCTTTTTGTAGTGCAATTTCATCAGGGCTTTTTTCGCCTTCAATCCCACCGCCGGTTATTGCTGGGCCCGTTAAATTGCCAATCGGTGCGCCCATCCTTTGTTCACCGGAGGCAAGTGTAATGCCTTTAGCTTCTTTCTGTTTGAAGGTTTGAAGGTTTCCCATTTCCCTGGATTCTGCCACTGCGATAATTGAAACCCTTAAATCTTCATAGTATTTTTTAAGTTCTTTTAGCCTTAAAATTTCTTTTGCAGTCGCAATGGAATTTTTATCACCGTGAACAATTTGATCATCAAGAGTAGCGATAAGGTTTTTTATTGCCTCATCGAGTTTTTCTAACTCGGTTTTCTTCTCACTGGTGCCTTTTTTAGTTTTTTTTGTCTCTTCATCAATAAGGCTAATCCTTGCTTTTCCTATTTTATATTCATTTGAAGCCGCTTGTAGTTGTTTTTCTTCGAGTTGTGTCAATTCAGAAACCGATCCTTTTAGATAAACGATCTTTTTGGCCAACTCCTCCTTATTTTTCGATTGATTAAAGGTTAATCCAATTCCGGCCTGCTGTTGTTCCTGGTATTGACCTTCCAATTTTGAAAAATCTTTCTGAGCATCTGTTAACTCTTTTTCAATTTTCTTCCTCTTTATTGCCGTAACAGCGGCTTGTTCACTTAGTTCAATGAACTTCGAGTTATTATCGATACCCTGTAAAAGTCTTTCAGCCTCGGCTTGTGTAATTTCCCCATTAGTTAATCGCTGCTGAATTGCAAGTTTTTTTAACTCGACGTTTTGTTCCTTCAACTTCTGAATTACATCGTCCGTTTTTGTCTTTGTATCAGCGAGAATATTGTTATATTCTTCTGTGATCTCTTTCAGATCCCTGGTCTCTGTTTTGTTTTTACCAAGCACATTGACAAGTATAACTATACCGGCAGCGAGGGCCGCTACACCGGCAATGATTAATCCGATTGGATTTGCGGCTAACGCTGCGTTCCATAACCATTGAGCAGCGGCAGCGGTCTTTGTTGCAACCGTGGCGGTTCCGGTCATTACTGCCCTTGCTGATTCTGCTTTTGCCTGGGCTGCTGTCGCCGTTGCACTCGCCCATTTTACAATTGTGTCCTTAACGTCAATTGCCATCGATTGAATTCTTATGCCAATTGCTCGTAGTTTTCCGCTTGCAACAGTATCTTCAATCTCTGATAATGCCTGAGTAACCGCAATAAGTGACATCATTTTTGTTTCTAACTTCTTTATGACACCACTTTCAACACCAAACAGGGAAAGGGATCCAACAACACCTTCCACACCGGCAGCAATAAATTTTAATCCAGAAACTAAAACGGCAGATTTTTCAGTACCCATAACCTGCATTTCAGACTGCATATCACCCATTGCATCCTTTAAATCACCTATTTTCTGCTTTAATTCGGTTATTTCTTCCGCACTTTTTCCGGAAAACGAAACATTTTTCAATTCTGTAAACGCCTGTTTCATTTCCCCCATAGACATAGTTGCCGTCTCTAAAGCCTTACCATAACGACCTACGTCCTGAGTATGATCGCCTAACCGCTGTTGAAGTTTTGTGAGTTTTTCCCTTTGCTGATCAAATTCTTTTCCGACTTCTTTTGCAGCCTTTGATTGTTCGCCTTGTTTGAGAATAGTTTCAGCAAGTTTTGTTTTTAACTCCTGGACATTACGGGTTAACTTTACGTACTCTTCGCCGTGTTTTTTTAGGTAAGCAGATTCTTTTTCAATCGCTTTGGCTCTTTTATCGGATTCAGCGTTGAGTTTTTTCATCGCAGCCTCTTGATCCTTAGTCTCTTGTTTTGCCTTGCTTTCCTTTTCTTTTTGCTGCCGTTTTTCTTCGAGGTTCCAGGCTTTTTCTATTTCGGCGTTTTTCTGTTTTTCGAGTTTAATGGCTTCCGATTGTTCGGTATTGAACCTTTTTTGAGCGTCAACAAACTCCTGGATATTCTTTGAGTTCTTGATCTCGACGTTGATAGTTCCCATTTTCAACATTCGGCTTTCCAGTTCGTCGAGTATCTTAATAAGAGCAGCCTTCTGCTTTTCAGCAGAGGGAACATTAAAAAATATATCTACTTGTCCAGGACCTTTAGTCACGTTTAATCCTTTCTGATTCTTTTTTCAAAGCCTCCATTTCGTTATCGTATTGTTTGCGGATCGAAGCGTATTCTGATACTATTAAAGTTTTAGTATCAAATAGTCCACCACCTATGTACTTTGCAAGGCAAGTCAGGATTTCGGTAAATCCTTGCCGGGTCATTTCTTCGCCTTTAGATTCCTTCTTTAGTTTTTCGAGTTCCTTTTTTTTGATCTCTATCGACAGTTCAATAGTTTTGCTTTTCATAGCAACCATTTTGATATCATCGTAGTAACTCTTAGGTTTTGAAAAGTCAAATGAATAGGTGTAACCAAACTCCCGGAGTTGATTTATTGCCTTTTGAGAGGGGCGGTAGGTAAGCAGTCGGAGACACATTTTGATTATACTTAACCGACCTTGTAAGTGTGCGATGTCTTTTGTCAGGGTCATAAAAACCCGGTAAGGCTTTGCGCCTGATAGATCACAGTATTCAGAGTATAATTCCTCCCACGTTGAAAGTATCTCGCTCTGTGAAGGATTGCCTTTTTTAATGAGTCTTGAAAAATTCTTACCGACCAGGCAGTCAATAAAAATGTCCATCGGAAGTTCTGAGCAATGACGGTACAGGTTCCTTTCTCTTTTGAAAAAAGAAATCAGGAATAGTTTTATCCTTAGCAAGAATGAGCTATATATAATTATCAGTTTCATTTTAATCCTGTAACTTCTTCGACATATTTCCAGAATTCATCCAGATAACCGCCTTCGGCAATGTTCTTTAGATTCTCCTGAGATACCCCTAACACTCCAGGGTGATCGGAAGCGACTGACTTCCCGAAACTGTCATTGATTTCTATTGCAAGGTCAACCGCATTAAGGGTAAGGGTTGAATAAAAAAAACCATTGATATAAAGGTTCGGAGCGTACTTGTTGCGCTTCGGGTTCCGGGAGATCTTCATCTTCCAATTAGCGTAACCTTCTGCCTGTTTCCTGGTCTTGAAATAGGGATCATTGAGGTAAGAAGGTGTAATATCAGATCCATCCGGCTTCTGGCCGTCCCACATCTGATTTTTATTCGCGCTGAGAAATTCCTTAGAATGTTTCTTATTTAACTCTGTAACTTTACCGCGAATATCTAAGGACAATAACGACGCTCTTAACTCCGATACCGTTCCCATTAAACAGGTTTTTCAGGTTCTTTTAGCTTTTTGGCTTTAGCGTAAACGGCTTTTAGTTCTGCCTTTCTTTTTTTCTCATCCATGTGAAGACAGTAATTCGGCATGGTTGCAGCCAGAAAATCCTTTTCCGATGCAAACGACTGGAGGAACGCAAGGCTAAACCCTGCGCTCCTGTCGCTGGTAAGTATCTCTGCCATTACGGTTGTACAAATGTTGCAGAAAGTGTACCTGATTCAAACCCATTATCTGGTGGCCCACCGATTCCAAGCGTGTCAAGTGCTGAAGTCGATGCCAGGGAAAATACATGTTCCCCTGCCGGTGTCGTTAGTGTGAGTTCTATTGCTTCTTCTGCTGCCACAAGTTGATGAGATGCAGGGGTAACGGCTGCACCAGCCTTTGTTACAACCCAGGCATTTTCATCGTTCAATAGTGCAGAATAGAGCGAATAAAGATTAACTCTGCTGTATCTTTCGACTACTTTGATAGAGATTTTCGAAGCCGGGGTAAGTGTTCCAAGTACCAAATCAAAGGCGATAATACCCTTAATTGATTCGGCTGGATCAGAAGTCAGTGGAAGGAAAACACAGTTTCCCTTATTCAGCTCTTCCGGGTTTGCCAGGGTAATTTCAAAGTAATAACCGGTTGTTTTGCTGCCGTCGTTCATTGTCCACTTTTCAAACTCGACGTTTTCAATCGAGAATCCTTTCATTCCACCGGTAACGGCGGTCGATTTGGTTCCGAAAACGACATTAGCAGAGTCGGCAAAAATGATCTTCTGGCTTGCGGTCTGGTTCAATGTCTGAAGGCTTGAAAGCCAGCCCACACCACAACCAACAATAGAGAACCGCCAGATATATTTACCATCCCTCACAAAGAGTTTAGACCCGTATTTCGTAGTCTCATATACAGTTGCCTCACTCTTGTCCTCCGGATTGTCGAACTTTCCAAAAGGCCGGGCGCGAGTAGCTGAAGGTAAAATAACAAGTGCCTGCATCTTTGTAAAGAATGTCGCAGAAGTAGCCATTTCGGCTGCTGATAGTTCAAGTGCTTTGGGTAAGAAACAGCCCCAAACGATATTTTTTGGTTTGAAGTCCGCAGAGGGCGCGCCTGTGTTTCCAAGTGCAGCAGCCACTCCGGGATCGTTAAAATTTCCCATTTTATTTAAGTTTTGTGAAGTGTTAATTTTAAATTCGTTAATTCAATGCAATCAATGTAATCGGAAAACGCATATTTCCCTTTACCATACTTGTAACACCTTGTTGCGATATGTTCGATGTCTTGCCAAGCGGCCTGTTTATAATACCCGCTTGAAGCTATCGACTTTAAAAGCTGTTCATATACCGGAATAATCTTTGCCTTAAAGTTTAAGGTCAATCTTTGTGATGCTGTATATTCCGGACGGGTAAGACAACCAACAATCAGATGAAGTGATAGCTCTGATTCGACTGATGAATCCTTGCCCCTACCCTCCTCAATGTCGGTAAATAGCGCAACTAATGGATATTTTACCTCAGAATACGATACACCTTTTGTCATCTGTATTAAGCTATCATCAATTTCCTGAATTGGCCCAAACAAATAATTGATATATGTAATACCGATATCCGATGCTGCCATTATAGCCGTTACAGTCGTTACAATTACTCCTATCTGATCTTCGATGTACTTCATAAGTAAGGGTTTATTATTTTGAACTCACTTAATCCGTCATCATCGTAAGAAAATTCAGGATAAGACAAAACCTGAGCATCCTCTTCAATCCACTCCCAAAAATCTTCAATCATCTCAACCATGAGATTCCATGCCTTAATTAGTTTGAAATTTTCGGCCTGAACAGAATTTTGATACTCAGGTTTTTGCTCTCCTGAACTAACGCTAATAGTAAGGTAATGCCTGCGAAGAAAGAAATAAACGTAATTAGCCGCCGGAGAGATGTAAGTAGGCGTAACTCCTGAAATAACATAGATTTTGTTTTTCAGGGCCGTCCACTTTGCATCAGGACTTCCGGTGTTTATTCCGGCAATATATAAGTCATAGAGATCCTCACCCAGTAGCCTTTTTAAAAACTTCGGCTCGTACAAATTGCAAAACGATGTTAATTCAGCAATGTTTGAACTGCCAGCCAAAGTTGTATTGGCCAGGTTTGGAATTAAAACTTCCCCTACGAAGTATTCTTTTGCCAGAAATATATATGCCATTATTTTCCTTTCTTCTTCGGATCTTCAATCATCCCGTTTTTTAACAGGTGCGGAACCATGTGTTCCGGAACCAATATTACTGATCCTGTTTTTGCAGGGTGCTTTTCGGTTGCGATGACCTCTACCTTTTTACGGGGGTCAATAATTACTTTGTTTTTCTCGATTACTTTCATATGATTTTAAATTAAGATTATGCTTCGGTGATTGCAGCTTTAATGTTTACAATCGAATCATAGACAAATGAGTTAACATGGTTGTCTTTGATATAGTGATGCAGGCGCATAGCAGCGCGAACGGTGATCAATCGCTTTGTAAATTCACCCGTCAGATTGTATCCTATTGCCAACTCGATATCCTGTAAAACCTTGATATTGCTTTTCAGTTTATTACCAACAAACAGATACCCTGCGGTTACAAAACTTGTCCGATCAATAGGAATACCGGCAAAGCGGGTTCCATCCGGAGAGAGCAAAGGATGACCAACGTAGCGACCCTGGCTATCTTTTGTTCCTATGAGGGTTTCGTAGTCGGCCGGGTTCATAAGGATCATGTTAGCGGTATCAAACCCTACAAGTTCGACCTGGCGAATACAAGCAGAAATACAGTCCCCAATGTTCGGGGTCTTAACGGCAATCGTAGTAACGCTAAATCCAGCGTTTGCATAAACCGTTAATCCTTTCAAGTGAGATGTAAGCCCGGTTCCGGAGAAAATTTCAGCGTCAGCATTTTTCTTTACCTGATAGATCAACTCGCGGTCAATCTCAGAAGCCATGAAATCAATGTCATTGATCATGTTTTCGTGAACCGTGATGAATGCGCCGGTATCTTTTGCACTCGAAGAGTTAACTTCAATATCAAAATCAATCTGTTGAAAAGCCTCGGTATCTAAAACAAAGGCAACCGTTCCATCGCGATTAAGTTTCTCAACAAATTCAATTGTTTTATTTGAGGTAGGGCCATAACCAATAACATCCATAATGAACCTTTGTTCAGCAGCAATGTCAACCAACCCAGGCTCACGGAAAGCAGCAGGTACGGTTCCGGTTACGTTTGTAGAACTAAGCATATTTGCAGCGACCTTAACGGAGAATTTAATTTCTTTTACCTTCCCATTTGCGAGGTTCTGCATTGCATCTTTGTTTTCCAGCATGTAGTCTTTAAACTGCTGGCCAACGGATTTGAACCTTGAATCCTCTTTTCCTTTTTCCTGTAATGCTTTCAATTCAAGTCCCTGCTTTTCAAAGGCTGTCTGCAACGCTTTAAACTGCTCATTATCTTTCAGATCAAACTTGTATTCTTTGAGGATTTTGGATATGTTTTCCTGGAACTTTGTTTCAGAAATATAATCTTTGTCCTTTTTCTCCATCTCGGTTTTGATTGCCCCGGTAAGTGCTGTATATAATTCGGCTTCTTTTCCTTCGAGGGTCATCCCGCCTACAACAATGGGAGCAATGGCCATAAATCCGAGACCGGTTGTAAGGTCGGTAAACAGTATCATGGTAGCGATAATTGCAATAATAGCGATTGCAAATCCGGCTATCTTTTTCGTTCTTTGTGATATTAACTTTTTCATTTCAGTAATTTTTTAAGATTAATTAAAGGGGTTTTAGTACCGCGTAAGCGTGGATAAACTTGTGTCCGGTTGCATCATTGTCGGCCTTAATTCTGTAATAAGGGAAGCAATATGCTCCGTCCGTAAAAGTGTACAGTCCGCTTTCAATAAGTGCGGCTGTAATACCAAGCGATGACCATATTCCGGTCGGAGTTGTGTACGCGGTTGTTCCTGTTCCGGCAAACTGATCCGGAAGTTCACTTAGATAAAACCAATTAGTATTATCCAAACTGGCCTGAACCTGAAAGTGAATAGAGTCTCCTGATCCCTGAACCTGGCCATGAGTGTAACCCACAACAAGTTCTTTTAAACAATAACCCGTAATCGGTTTTACTGCCTTTACCCTATGGGGCCCAACGGTTGAGTTTGTCGTACCGGAAACACCCATAAAATAGAAATAAGTGTCTACATTATCCTGAACAGAGTCATAAACCGGGTCGGCAATAGTTAGCAGAATCGTCTGCGATTGTGTTGCGAATGCTGAAAAAATCAGTATCGCAAATAAGATGAATACCTTTTTCATTTTCTTTTTAGTTAATTGTAAATGATTGAATTGCTTTTGCGACTTTAGATAAGTCTGTCGGCTCACCTTTTCCCGAAGTGGTTTCCCGGCTTCTTTGTATGATGAGTGACTGTATATAAGATTTTAATTTTTCAAGCTGTTCAAGTTTTATATCTGTAAACTTGCAATTCAAGAGTAGGTCATAAAACTTCTGCTCTTTTAAAAGCTCTTCCATGTCCATCTCCTCAAGCGACTTAATATCTACCGTTGTAGCCAATGGATTAGCAGCGCGCCGGGTCAGCGTTGAGACTTCACCAAGAAATATCTCTTTTAGGTGAATTGGAGAAGTGGGATTAGAAGGATCCTCCTGATCTATTTTGACAGGGATATATCCTATTGAATGAGGCATAGACTTACCGGCCTCAGCCATTGCTTTGTACTGAGCGTATGTCTCTTCGCCGCAAACAGTATCAAGTATCAACTTTGAAGTAACCAGTAGCCCGTAATCATCTTCTTTGAGTTCCTGGATCACCCCTGGCATGTTCTCAGACCAATGGTTTTTATAGTGCATGATCTCCGCAAAGTTTTCTTTGATTGTCTTTTTGAAACAACCCTTATCGCAGATCTCATTGTACCGGTCGGTATTCCCGAAAACGGCTGCATAGAAAATGACTATCCCGTTTTCTCCGACCTCTTTTACCTTTGAGATAAAAGATTTATACCTTAGTTTTCCTTCTTTGACTGTCATGGCCTACGGTGTTAATGTTACTTTCTTCCAGCGTGCAGCAATAGTTCCGGTAAGTTTTATCTTAATCCACAATGAAGTATCTGATGCGGTGATCCTGGTAAACATTGATCCTACTGGATATTCATATGCGCCATTTAAAGAAACTGTGTCGGTGCTTGTGATTGTGATTACAGGAGCAATAGAAATTAATTGTGATTTCGTTTGTCCGTTCTTTAAAACCTCAAATGCGTTTGCCCGCGCCTCGTCGGAAGTTCCGTTACCTATTTGAAACAATGGATCAGTCACAACCCATGTACCTGCTGTGCCTCCTCCGGTGTTATATCTCCCATAAGCCGCCGAATACATCGCTTCTGCCTTTGTTTGATAACCCGCAGAAAATGTCTCAGACCCGCTTGATATTGTCGATGATCCAGTTGAAGTAGATCCTATTCCGCTTGCTGTCGTCGCAACTCCACAGGCAAATGAATAGGTTCCGCTTGCAGTTGTGTTATAATTAAGTGCTGTCGCCCCTCCTGCACTTGCAATAGTTCCATACCCGCCAGCAAATGAAAAATCACCAATAGACGCCTCGTTCCATTGCGTTCCGTTTATATAACCAGCCCTAAATGATGATTTTTTTGGATGCCACACTAACCGTGTACCTGCTCCGAGATCTGGTTCCGCCCATCCCACTCCTTGTGTCCCTGTTAGAATTAAAGCATCTCCGACATTTCTTAAAACAATATGATCGGTTAGTCTTGAAAATGAAGTAATATCTTCAACGGTTGCCCCCCAGTCCAGGGCCGGACGGTTGACTGACTGTGAGAGGGAAGCCAGCGAAATGATTGTAAAAATCAATATGAATAACTTTTTCATAATTATCTCCTTTTAAGGTTATACCAACAATTCAGAGTTGCTTTCTTTCCGCTTTGAACAGTGAAAAGAACACGTATTTTATTGCCCGTAAGAACATCATCTTCATAGGCCGTGTAGCCCGCGGCAGTAGTTAGCGTTGTCGCTGATACTCCGCCATAGTCAAGCCATGTAGAGCCGTCAACGCTCTGCTGGATTTTTACGGTCGAAGTAGTGCCGTCGTTTGCAGACCACTTGATCAGGATTTGCCAACTGTAATTCTCTGATACTGTAAATGAAAATGCAGAGTCGGTTGAGCAAATCGCATCCGTTACGAACTTCTTATAAACCACATTTGTCCCTTGCGAAAAGACAGCGAGAGGAAAAATGATAAGCAAGGCAATAAATATCTTTTTCATAATCTATTTTTTAGGCGTTAATTCATAGGTTGTATTTCCACCGGAGTAATATGTTTTTCCGGTCGGGGTCAATGGATCAAAGGCTGCACCTTGCGGTAAGAACTCTGAAATCAATATCCTGTACTCTTCTTTGGTTATTACTGTATCATTAAACAGTTTGCTAACTCCATTCACAAAAGAACTCAGGGCGTCTGCTTCTTCTTTCTTAGATTTCTGCAGGCAATCAATGTGATCGAAATAGACCTTTAAGTTTTCTTCGAGCTGGAAGTAAGATTTCAGGACAAGAGCAAGGCTTTCAGCATCGGGAATAGTTACATTCTGATAAAGCGCGCGGTCTGTTTTGTCCTTGTTTGTGTAGGTTGTCTGGTCTGCCCAGGGCAAGTCAAAAGGAGAAAGGTTGTAAGCGGCTGCGATAACCTGGGCACAATCCTTAATCTCTTCGAATAACATCAAGTCTTTAGTAGGATAGTTTGCCCGTTCAAAGCGAATAGATGCAGAAGTAAAGGCAAAAGGTGATTTTCCTTTTTCAAGTCCGTAAGTGTTCTGGAATTCTGTAAGGATTTCCTCTTTTTCTTTCGGAGTGATAGGGTTTCTACCCCCGGCGTCCTTTGCGTTGTCATTAACCCACATTCCAAGCGCACCGCCTTTTTCAATTAGGTTTCTTCTTCCGGAATAGGCTGCATTGAAATTGCTTATCTGATCACCAAGCGGATAAAGTCTGCTTTGAAAGATCCCATTAACCGATTGAGAAGCATTTATGCAGTTATCGTACCAGGTGATTAATTCGCTTGGTTTTACTGTTTTGGCAAATCCAGTTATCCGATACTCTGAAATGATCCCTTCGATTTCACTTTGCAGATATGTCTTACCTGTGTATCTTGGTTCAATTAACCAATTAGGAATGATATAAAGGGACTTTGCAAATGTCTTATCTCCACCTACGGGGACAAGCGGAAGTATATAACACACCCCGAATATATCCCTGAAAGCATAAGCCTGGGTAATGAACTGTCCCCAATCCTGTAATGGATTTGGACGTTTAAGCAAAGAGAACAAAGGATTAGAGCCTTTCGTTACTTCGTTTCCTTTGTCGTCCTCAAAGCACCACCGACCGTTACGGAGGTTATCACCCCTCTTTGTTACGATTGAAGTAACAATAGGGCAAAGCGAGTAGGCCGCTGCCTGTCCTGAAATGGTCTGGGTCTCGTAAATCTTTGCATTGAAGGTGATACCAAGTTTCCCAGATATTTGTTGCCAATAGGTGTAGTCGGTGAGTTTAACAACAACGGGAGTGCTGTATGACTTTAATCGTTGATCCAGCTTAATCATTTTACTGATAAGCTGGTCTGGTGATTGCTTAAATGAAACCGGGAAACGGAACTGAAAACCCATAACCTTGTTTAAGTTATGGGCCACAAATATACCCTTTTAAATTACATTTGTCAACTAATAAATTACAAAACTACATTTTAAACTGTTTTTATCGTAAAACAAATTTAATTTTAGTAAATATATTTATCATTGACACTCAAGCGGATAGTCTCACATCATCAGTATAGAAAACACCTGAATATTTTTGTTGATAAATTTATCTATTGCCGGAAGAAATGGGAGTAAATTCCGTATTTAATCGCGTCAAGTAAATGCTTTGCACGGTATTTGGGGTCAGGTAGATTGACAATGTTTGAACTCGATCCATCGTAAGACAGCACCTCTTGCCACTTATACCCTGATCTTTCTTCGCGAATCCAGTTACTATCTGAAGTGTAATAAACATCAAACTGTTTGACCTTCATTATCCCATTCTTAATTGAGCCGGGGCCTTTCTCTGCCATCCAAACAGGGATCCCAAGCGATCGAAGTTGAGCAACCTTATCCGGGTCATGTTCAGAGTAAAAAGCCATCCCCGGTTCAAATCCGCTCTTTGTCATCACTTCGATAATAGCGTGTTCACTCAACCCCGGAGTGTAGCATATCTCTTTTACATAGATAGATTTAGGCTTTACAAACCTCATTTTTACTATCGCAGTAGGATCAACGGTATATCCGTAGTCAATAGCCCATATTTCTTCGTCAAACGTCTCAGGTAGTTTGTCAACCTCTTTCCAATTAGGGTAAATAATCCCTTTGATGTCTCCTGTTCTCCCGCGAGCATAAACCCACCATAAATCTTTGTCCTCGATTCCTTCTATTTCGTCGTGCTGCTCCTCGGTAAGAAATGGATTGTGCCTATGGTCTGAAATGATATACTCAACGTCCGGCCTGCCGATAAGTTTTTTATGAACCCAAAATGAAGTAGTTGGATTGTAATCTATGCACACACTCTTTGACCGGATCATAAGTTGCCAGGCTACCGTCCAGGGGATTCCATTTGCTTCGTTTATGAAAAGGTCATCACGCTTTCCGCTCTTAGCATCCTGTTCGTTTTCAAAGGCTGTAAATTCAAGTATTGAACGGTTTTTAAAAGTGAACTTCCGGTCAGTCTGGTTGAAGTCTTTAATGAAATATTTTAGTTCTTTCGATTCATCATAAATCTGGTTGGCCATTCGCATTGCCCCTAACTTCAGGTTGGGTATGTCCTGTCCCACAACCGTAGAGACTATACCAGGGTTTTCAACGCACCTTACGAACCGAGATTGCAAAATAGCATAGGTCTTTCCGCTTGAAGTGCCCCCCTGGTGAATTATATACTTCTTTTTACTGTTAACGGTTGCTATGTAAAGAGGCCCGGTTGTGAATAACATAATTTTGCAGCTTTCTTTTGAGTTGTATCATCCTTACTTTTCCGCACCTTAAACACTTTTCAGTCTGGGTTTTGTAATCCTTCTCCCAGACATGGTTGCATTGTTTCTCCATTGATTAGCTTTTTATCCTGTATTTCTGATTCTGAGTGAAGAAGCGGAAGAGCGATATTAACTACTCCGACTTCGATTTTATGAGTTAATAGGTTTCCTTCGATTTCAATTTTCGACGGTGCGTCATAGCCCATGAGTTTTGAAATTGAATCTAAAGCCTTCTGTTTGTCATACAGCCTTATCCGGATCATCCTTCGCTTTTCGTTCGTTTCAATACTCTGAATACATGCCATTTGATCAGGGGATAAACTGTCAAACTTCTTCCGGGTGATCCAGGTATCATGCAATTCCTCCATTGACGAAAAAGCAATTTTCTTATGTTCGTCAAGAATTTTGCCCTTTGAAATTTGCAATACCTCTTCAAGATTCCCCTTCAATCTTTCGATTTCATTTTTTATATGAAGTTTTGCTAAGTTCTGAGCGGCTATTTCTGTTAAACAGTTTTTGCTGTACCCTGCTGACTTTGCCGCCTGAGTTCCATTATACCCATTTTTTATGAAATAAACACAAAAAGCCTTTTCTTTGTAGGTTAGCTTTTTGACTTTTACGATTGTCATAACTTGCTGATTAAAATTTCGGGATTGAGTTTTTTCATCCTGTCTATAATGACCTGACAATATTTGGGATCAATCTCGATCATATTAACCCTCCTGTTTAGTTGATTGCCGGCAATGATGATCAGTTCTCCTGTTCGGTCAGAAAGAATAACAGGGCGGGCTTCAAAATAATCAGGATTGTCGTTTATCGACTTTACAAGTTTCTTGAAATCATCATCCTTTATGACCCTCGGATTATTCGGAAGCTTTTTGAGATCTGAAAGTTTCCGGTAAATAGCCTGGCTATTACCGGGTTTTGTTGTTTTACTTGATTTCATGGGTTACAAATGTAATCTATTATATTGCTGTTGTCAATAGGAAAATCAACTTGTTAATTTTTAATTAGACTTTTAGGAGAAATAATTTGGAAACATCTTATGAAGTAACCTGTGTTCCATAATTGATTGTAATTGATGTATGGCAAATACCCATTCCTGTACCTCCATTATATGACCATGATCCAATTTCATAAAATCATTATGCAAGTCGATTATTTTTTCCATAATTTTTTTTTCATCGTCTGAAAATGGAACTTCGCTTAATATGTTGTCCGTCATTTTGTTATGCGTTTTTCTCATTCTGTTTCTGTTTTAATTTCCGGATCGACTTTTTTAACTCTTTCCATTACAACCTCGTGCTGATCCTTTATCGACTTGATGAAATTCTTTACTTCAGCGGGGTTTGATATGTCGAGCACCCCGGAAATGATGACTAACTTCCTGTTCTGATTGGAAATGTCAATGTGAGTTATTATGAATGAGTTTGTTTCGAGAGACATATTATTTCATTGTTAGTTCTTCTCCGGTTAAAGCAAAGTAAAGATTTTGAAGTTGGTGAACGTGATGAAGCGTAATGGAAATGTGCCTTCGACAATCGCCACAATAACAATAAAACCCATTATCGGCAATAGTTATATTTATAAACTTTTTTTGAAAACATCCCTTCCCCTTACTGGAAGAATATT